GCAATCATCTTAAATGCAAAATCTTCAATGCTTGAATCTGCGTTAATTTTTTCCATAACAGAAAACTGAGGATATTTCAATTTAAGTGTAATTTTGTCCGTAATCTTGATTGTATCTACGACACCCTCAGGCATATCAATACCGATATCAAGCAGATTGACTTTTACGTCCATTATATTGCCACAAACTTTGTCGAGTTCAACTTCATTGTTGCATTTGTATGAGTTTTCGACAATTTCACCGACAGACCTTGCTCGGAGATGTAGAAAGTAATATTCCACATCAACTACAGGAAGACTTTCAATATCAGCATCGTCACTCAAAGTACAATTTGATAAAACGTTTTTGATATTTGTCTTTACTGTTTCGGAATCATTTGCTTCAAGTGCCATTAACAAATTTCTTTGTTCTTTGACGAGAAATGGACGAAACTTTATTCTCTTTTTTGACAAAGGCAATTCAAGTTCATAAACTGGTGTATCTAATTTAGGCAAAGCCATTATATTTCTCCTCTATATCATTGTAAAGAATCTATCTTTGATGCAATAGATTTCATATCGTAAATTGTTGCACTATCGTTTGGTTGTCCACTAAAAGATGAATTCAAGAAATTAACTCCTGCGTCTACGGCAGAAACAATACCAGCATTAAAGATTTCAGCAGCAAGACCTTCAATATCATTTCTTTCCCAAGTGTAATATGCAAATACAACAGAAAGTTTATGATATGATGTTTCATTTCCCCAATCTAAATCTAATTGATTCACGGATAAAGGAAATGCTTCATTTAATGAAACACTATACGTTTTATTATTTTGTAAATCGTATTGATTAACTGTGATATCTGTAATGTAGTCTTTTTTATATGCTAAGTTGAAAGTTGACCTAGGATTGATTAAATCCATCCAAGCATCAAAAAGTTTTTTCTCTAGCATATCTTCACTTACAATAAATGTAAATGTTGATTGATTATAGTTTGTCAAATATGGATGTAATTCAGTAGGTCCATAAATCTTTCTTTCTGCTGTAGCAAATGTTCTGCTAGGCAACTCAGCATTTTCGCAACGCAGAGTTAATCTTTGTCCTGTATTTCTATAAGATACAAGTTTTAAAGGTACAGGAATCTCAACATCAAACCTACTAGGTCTAGCAATATCGCCTTTAAATGAAGATAAGAAATTGCTGATTGTGCCGGCCATGTTATTCCTTTGCTATCTCTAATGATTCTTTCCAGACTTTTGTTGCTTTTGCTTTCTGGAAACTATGTGTTGGTAAGAATATTGCTGTTTCCCATTCAGTAGGTTCTACTTTCAATGGGGGTGTTGCCATGTTTGTATTTAAATATCGTTTGATGCAAGCTTTAAACATTCTATGATTCTTTGTATTCGATAAAATCTCATATGTGATTCTTATTTTCTGTATATTATCATCCTCATCATATTTCGCATAATTCAACAATTTATCTAAAAACATTGCTCTCAGTACAGGAGGCAAATAATGCAGATTCAATCCTAGAATACCATCGTTATATCTCTCAAGGACAAGAACTAAAGGAAATGTATCATAATATGGTAATTTATTTGCAAACTTAGGTTCATAATAAAGAAAATAAAGATTACCAAGTAGAGGTCTTCTTGTAAATCTATCTCTTTCTCTGACGATTCCTTTTGTTATTGCAGCAGGATCTTTAAGTTTTTTTACTTCTTTTTGTAACCATTGAATACTCTTACGAGAAAGAATATCATAATTTAATGCAGAGTGCTGTTGTGCTAAGGTTGTTAATTTGGATGTCATTTATATTCCTAGATGTTTTTCAGTTAAAACTTTAAATTCCCAACCTCTGTCTAAACAATACTCTTCCGCATATTTCCATTTTGCTTGATTGACGCCATAAGTAACAACTTCATCAATATACTGTTTTGTTATTTTTTGTCTTTGTTTTGGTTCTTTTGTTTCTCTGTCAGGTTTGACTTCAACTACCATTGTCTTTGTCTTACCATCTTTCGTTTTAACTTTGACAAAAAAATCAGGAAAATATCTATGTGGTCTTCCGTCAACAGGTGATATATAAGGTATCACAAGTTCTTCTGAACCCCACTCAATAACATCAGGATTTCTGTCAAACCAATTCATGACACGAACTTCCCATGATGACCTTGCCCATATATTGTTGTAGTCACCAAGATACTTTTGTGGATTCTTTGGTTTCCATCTAATGGGTTGAGGCCTACGCATAGTATAAATAAGTTCCTAAAAAAATACGGTATAAATATTTATACTATATTTTCGAAGGCAATAAAATGGCCATTCTTAATCAAATCGGCGGCATATCTACTGGAGGATTGACAGGTGCTCTTGAAGGACCATTGAGTGCTTTATTTGGAAACAAAAGCGGCGTTCAAATGTTTCAATACCCAAGAGACTTAGGAAACAATCCTTCTCGTATGCACATTATTCAATTTGAAATAAGAAATGTCATACCAAGACACTTTGAAGTTGCTAGTGAAGAAACCCTTGATAACTTCACAGAAACACTTTCTTCAGCATTTTCATCATCTACATCACGATTTTCTTCTGAATCTCCAGAAATAACGCAGACTGACATAGGAAAAACAACTTCATTTTATGTACCAGGACCAGATGTAACCAAAAATGTTTCTGCATACTTACAGTCAAAGACAACAAAAAATGCTGCTATTGTCAATCTCTATATGCCAGAAACTCTAACTGCAAATTATAATCAATCATATAATGAGTTAACGTTATCTGATGCAACAGGAGGTTTCTTTGGTGCTGGCGCTGCCTCATTAAGTGCTGGAAAGTCTGCATTAGAAGGATATCAAAAAGGTGGATTTTCTGGTGCTTTTGGTGCTTTAGGTCAATCTGAAAGTATTGCAGATATAACTACAGCAGCAACTCAGTCAGGCCTATTCTCAGGATTAAAAGATGTAAACGATTTATTTCTGAAAACACAAGCAAAAGCATTAAATCCTCAAATTCAATTATTATACAGAGGTGTTGGTCTCAGAGAATTCACTATGGAGTTTATGTTCACTCCAAAATCAAAAGAAGAAGCAGACCAAGTTACAGCGATAGTTAACACTTTTGTATATGCTTCATCTCCAGCAATATCAGGAGTCGGAGGTATGTATTTTATTCCTCCTTCTGAACTCAAAATAAATTTTTTGATGGCAAAATCAGGTAATTTTTCTGCATTGAGTGATATGTTGCAGAAAGCAGGAAACGGCATCGTTTCAGGTCTTGGTTTAGGAACTGCTGCTGCAAATTATCTTGGAGGAAATCAAGGAACAGAAAATGACAGATTGTTCAAAATAGGTTCCTGTGTATTAACAAATGTATCCGTAGATTATGCACCTAATGGCTGGGCAGCACATGAAAATGGTGCACCAGTACAAACAAGAATGACTCTATCATTCCAAGAGAACGAAGTTATCGACAGAAATAGACTCAAATCTGGAGCAGTACGATGAAGTATTTTGAAAATTTTCCTAAAATTGTAACTAAGCAACCAGACGGTTCTTTAAACCTGTCTTTGAATTTAATGGCGAGGGTAAACATTATACCTTCTCTGTTAACTAATCCTAGTCTCTATTATCAATATGTTATGCAAGAAGGTGATTTGCCTGAAATTATTGCTAACAAATATTATGATAATTCTTATCGATACTGGATATTTCTTTATGGTAATCAAACAATAGACCCACAATGGGATTTAGGATTATCAAATATCAATTTTCAAAATTATTTGATTGCAAAATATGCGGAAGAGTCTGGACAAACAGGATATGACGTTATTGCGTGGACAAAATCAACAGTAAAATATTATAGAAAATTAATAACCACACTTGATTCAGTAACAAACACAACAACAGTAAACGCATTCAATGTCGATTATGAAACATATCTCAGTTTACCTCAAAACTTAGTTTCAACAAATTATTTTCCAGATGGGTCATCAGTTACAACAACAATAAGCAAAGATATAGTTTACATATATGACTATGAAGATTCTTTAAATGAATCTAAGAAACAGGTAAAAATAATTAATAAAAATTATACTGAAGATATTGAAAACAAACTTAAATCGTTACTGAGTTAATATATGGCAATAAAATTAATTGAAAATTTACAACCCTCGTCTTCCACAACAGGAGGCAATTCAAAGATAGGGGTAAGATATAATAAAGATTATAATCTTATCGCAATAAATCTTTTGGGTTCAAATTTTCCTATCGTAGATTTAAAACCTATGATGATTGAAATATCTTATTTCGAAGATGTTTTCAATAATGTAGTATCAGGAAATATGCTGGTTGAAGATGCTCAAGGTATGATTGAAAAACTTCAAATGCACGGAAATGAATATGTTCGTTTTGCTTTTGGTAAAGATGACAATCCTAATTTAAGAATCGACAAACTATTTCGAATCTATAAAATTTCAAATAGAAGAAAAAGTCTAAACTTTGATACTGAAAACTATATTATACATTTTTGTTCAGATGAATTAATATTATCTAATCAGTATAAGATTAGTAAATCGTACAAAGGTCAAGGAATATCAAATATAATAAAAGATATATTAAATAACAAATTAAAAGTTCCAAGTGAAAAATACAAAGAATCAAACATCGAAACAACAAAAGGAATTTATAGTATAATTGTTCCCAATTTTGCTCCATTTGAAGCAATAAACTGGTTGTGCATGTATGCTCAACCGGGATTAAAAGATAACGTTGGTTCAGATATGGTTTTATATGAAAATACTGAAGGATTCAATTTCAAATCTCTACAATCATTATTCAAACAATCTCCGTATTTTACATACGAATTTCGTCCTAAAAATACTTCAATAGAAGACAATAATAATGATAATAACAAACAAGTTTTCAATGTTCTTACCTATGAAATTGTAGACACATTTAATACTATAGAATCTGCAATGGAAGGAACTTTTGCAAATAGAGTTTTAACTGTAGATCCTTTGCTGAGAAGATATGCTAAGATAGATTTTAATTATAATTCATATAGTAAAAAAGCAACTCTATTAAATAAAAATCCTGTTGTGAATAACCTAGAGAATCGTTTTGGTGATGCATTGTATGAAACATATGAAGGGTGCTATAAACTCTCAATTACAAATTCTGGACAGACTCAAGTTCCCTATATCAAACAAACCCCAGGAGCAGTTCAAGATAATTTTTTCGTTGAAACATATTTACCTCAAAGAAAATCTCAACTTTCTTTGGCTAATCATATGAAAGTTAAGTTTACGATTGCTGGAGATCCAAATCTAACAGTAGGTAAAACAATAAATTTCAAATTATATTCTAATGAACCCGCATCAGAAAAAAATCAAAAAGGTATTGATAAGTATTATTCTGGAAAATATTTGGTAACTGCTGTTAGACATATGATACAGTTATCAGAATACATAACTGTTTTTGAGGCAGTAAAAGATAGTACAGTTGGAAAATTCGATTCTGTCGATAATAATTCTGCTCTATGGAAAAATACTGTTGCCGGAGTTAAAAAATAATGGAAATGAATAATGCATATTTAGGAATGAATGGTTTTATTTGGTGGATTGGTGTGATTGAAGATAGAAAAGATCCATTAAAAGTTGGTAGATGTAGAGTCCGTGTATTTGGTTGGCACACAGAAGATAAAACTCAAATTCCAACAGAAGATTTACCTTGGGCTCAACCTGTGTTACCCGTAAATGCTTCAGAAGTTTTTACGACACCAAAAGAAGGTGATTGGGTAATAGGTTTCTTTTTAGATGGAGTATCAGGTCAAGTTCCTGTTTACATGGGAGTTCTTCCAGGTATTCCTCAACCTTATACCCAGTAGGAGATACGAATGGATTATTCTGAAATAGCATTTGGAACATCAACTCCTTCTAGTGGAGTTCCAAGAACACCAGAACAAGCAGCAGCAGACCTAGCAAAAGCACAAGCAACCTTTGGTGCTATAGGTGTTGATATAGGAAAGGTAACTAAAGGATTAAATATTCCCCAACAAGGATTTACGGATCCTAGAACCGCAGCACAATTATTAACTGCTCCTGCATTTCCAAAGACAAGAGAAGAAAATACGGATGGGTCTGGTGTTAACACAATCAATCAACC